GCCGGAAACTGGGGCGTTGCCGCCACCCAACGCGCACGCCTGGCGGGGATGCAAGCCCGCCGGATGCTGGAGGCCGGCATGGCTGCGGCCGATGTGTGCCGCGAGATGGCGATCACTGAGGACGACCTACTGGACGTTCTGCGGGCCACCACCGGCCTAGCGCATGACGTCCAGGGCTTCGAGCTGCACCTGTGCCCCCGGCCAACACCGTGGGAGCTGCTGGAGGGCGGCGAGGCAAACTAGGGAAACAACGCATGATGGACCATGGCTACCGGGGTTTACAAAGCAGCGCTTGACATTGGGCTGTTTCTCGGGCTGGGAACCACCGCAAGCAGCATTCCTACTAGCAAGATCGGATTAACCGAGATTCTCAGCCTGTCCGATGCCAGCATCTCTACCACATCGGAGCAGCAAAAAGGATCGGATTACAAAACACCTTTTGGGTACAGCCAACAGGTGGTAACCGATAAAGCATGGTCCATGCCGGCACAGTTTAACCTTGACGTAACGAGTGAAGGTTACGCATTGCTCAAGCGTGCCGAAAAAGGGGCGCCTAGTGGTATTACCGTGCGAATGTGGCGAGAGCTTCCATTGTTTGGCAGCACCCATAAAAATCCGCAAGTTGAAGCCGCTGTTGCATCTGTCGCAAACTACAACGAAGCACTAGCTCGGGGCGGCATTATGGCGATAACTTTCAACTTCATAAATTACAGCGAGTTGCTGACTTACCAGCAAGGCAATCCCATTGCAACGCTGACCATCACCACTCCTGGCGCGGGCCTGAGCGCTGGCACCGCCGTGCCCCTGGTGCCCGTGACGCCAGGCCCCGGCGACATGTCGGGCTTGGGCGCCACCGCGACGATCACCGTGAATGGCAGCGGCGTGACTCAAACCGCCACGATCGTGGCCGGGGGCCAGAACTTCAGGGTGGGCGACACCTTGACGATCACCGATCCCGCCGTGGTCGGCGCTGGCGACACCGCCCCGCTGTTCACCGTGGCGACGGTGGCCTAAAGCCCCCCGGCCTGGCTCAGCCGCTGCCACTGCTCGGCGAAGAACTGGGCGAGCGGGAGCTTGTCGAGCGCCGGCTTGATCCAGTTCCGGCCTGGCAGCGCTCGGCCGCTGGCGGTGATCCGGTCTTCGAGGATGGACCTGGCGTAGTGGAACCCATCCTCGCTGACCGGATCCCAGGTAAATGTGATCGTTGACCCTCGCGGGTTGTCCTGGCGCCGCTGCGAGTTCAGGAAGTCACCGGAATCGACGATGTTGCGCGGGCTGGAGGCGATGGTGTAAGGCAAGCCGCCTTGCGCTTTCAAGACCTTATTCTTCTGGCGAAACGTCTTGGCTTTGTTGAACTTGCCGTAGCGGTAGGTTATCCCTGGCCATGGATATTGAATCGCCTTGATTTCTTCCTTCAGTTGCGGGCCGATTACATCGCCGTACTTCGCCATGATTATCGGCACACGCAACAGTAGCTTTTTGGATGTAAACCCGGTTAGCTTTAGATCAACAGTAATCCTAGCCATCGACGTACACCGCGAGTCGGATGCGGTCACCGATAACGCTCTGCATGATGCCGCCGATCAGCCCTGTGGAGCCGTAGGGGTGGCGCTCCTGCAGCACCTCACATCTGGCGGGTGGCTTGCCGCTGAACACCAGTAGCCCCCTCACGCCGGCCTGGATCCTGGCGTCCAGGGCCTGAGGGTTCACCGCGTAGCCGTCGTAGGTAAGCCGGTCAGTGTCCACGCCGGGGAAGCCGGACCCGCTGCGGCCACCCTCGCGCAGGAACAACGACACGGTGATCTGCTCGGTTTTGGGGATGATGTTGCCGGTTGCTGGATCCTCAACGGTGCCGATGTCCACAACATCGAATGTCGCCGTGGCGTTGACCTGGCCTAGAAGTGCGCTGCTCATGGTCTAGTTTGCCGCGGCGGATCGCTATTGCGGGTTGGTTCCATCAGGAGCGGGTCCGTTGATGTCAGCCACCGGACCGCGCCATTGATAGACGCCATGGAGGGCACTGATCCAGCCGTCTCTTAGTGGGATCCACCAGAAACCCCTACCCCAAGCGCGGTAGCGCATTTCACCGTTCCAGCGATCGTCAGTTGCCCAGCATTCGTACCACCCTGGCTGAACCGGGATCAACCGCGCTGACTGAATGCTGTGTTGCGAGTTGCTTGCGTCAGTGGTCACGTTGCGTCTGCTGCGGATGGGCCTGAGGCAACCTAGGGAAAGGCGAGGACGGCATGACAGAAAATCTAGGTGATGCGCTGCTGGTCGTCCGCGCCGACACCACGCAGCTGGACGCGGGCTTTAGGCACGCCGAGGAGCGGGCTCGCCAGGCTGGGGCAGCCGCTCGGGATGCGTTCCAAGCGCCAGCGAACAGCATCGCGGCATTGCAGGCAAGGCTTGCCGAACTGCGCCAGGCCTTCAACGTCGCAGAGATCGGATCAGCCGAGTTCAACAAGCTGCGAAATCAAATCCTGGGGGTTGAGGCAGCGCTGAAAACGGCAGGGGTGGCAGGGAATAGTCTCGCAACGCTTAACGCCAAGCTGCAAGGCCTACAGCAGGCCCTGCAAGCGGTTGAAATTGGCAGCCAAGCATTCCGCAACATCGACGCGGAAATCAGGAGCATTCAGCAGCAGCTTGCAACGGTCGGCGCATCCGCCAACAGCCTTACGGCGCTGAATGCCAGGCTGCAGGAACTGCAGCAAGCCCTGCAGCGGGTTGACGTTGGCTCCCAGGCGTTCCGCGACCTGCAACGCGAGATCCAGCGCACAGAGCGAACCCTGGCGACCGTCGGCGCGGCCGGCAACAGCATCACAGGGCTGAGCGCCAAGTTGGCCGGCCTGCAGCAGTCATTTCGATCGGTCGAGATCGGCTCCCAGGAGTTCCGCAAGCTCCAGCGCGAGATTCAGCGCACAGAGCGAGAGCTTGCCCGCGTCGATCAGACCCTGGCGGGCCGGCTGGCCAGGGGTGCCCGTGGGTTCGGCGCAGAGGCCCTACTGGCCCTCGGGGCACGTGGTGCTGCCGCCACTGCGCCGGTGCTCGCCGCTGGCATGTTCCTGAAAAGCTCCATCGATCAGGCTGTTCAGCTGGAGACCGTCACCCGCAAGCTCACGGTGACCCTGGGCCCCCAGGGTGCCGCGGGTGCAATTAATTTCACCCGGGGGATCTCGCGGGAGCTGGGGCTGAGCTTTGAGACGCTGGTCGGGACTTACAGCAGCTTCACCGCAGCCGCAACGGCGGCGAACATCCCGATCGATCAGCAACGGCAGCTGTTCACGTCGGTCAGCCGTGCGGCGCAGGCCTATGGGCTGAGCAATGATCAGGTGGGCGGGACATTCCTGGCGCTGCAGCAGGTGGCCAGCAAAGGCACCGTCAGCATGGAGGAGCTGCGCTTGCAGCTCGCTGAACGCCTTCCCGTGGCGCTGTCGGCTACCGCCAAGGGGCTGGGCATCACGCAGCGCGATCTGATCAAGCTGGTTGAGTCAGGGAAGCTCACGGCAGTTCAGTTCTTCCCAGCTCTGTCCAAGGGGTTGGATGAGTTGACCAAGGGCGCGGCTGGGCTGGAGACATCAGCGCAGATATTCCAGCGGTTTAGCAATGTGTGGCAAGAGTTACAGCAAAGTGCAGGCACCAATTTGCTACCCGCCGTAACCGCGTCGGTCATCGAACTTACCAAGGCGCTGGAATACTCTAGGGATAAACAGGTTTCCGAGATATTTGCCGATGATTTCGGCCTGTCAATAGAAAGAGCAGAGCAGGCGGCTGGCGCCTTGCAATCTATACGGCAGCGCTATAACTTAACCGAGCGGCAAGCAAGAAATATCACTAGCCAGGCTTTCGCATCTACTGGCGTAGAACCTGATATTTTTCGCCAGCGAATTTTAAGCAACGAACAATTCTTAGATCTTCTGGGGCAGCTAAACATCAAAGCCGCCGAGTTCAGGAAAAACAATCGCGACACAACAGGCGAAATCAACGGGCAAAAAGCAGCACTTTCTGGCACCAACGATCAAATCCGCCTTCGCAACCAGGAGACACAGACATCCCTGGATCTGGAGCTCCAGCGCTCCAAGCTGCTGCAGCAGGAAACCAACGCCTCCGCTCGCCTGGCGGGTTCCCGTCGCACGCCAGGCCTCGATGAGGCAGGCCGCGCCAGCCTTGAGGCTGAGCTGACCGTTGGCGAGAAAATCAGAGCGCTGCAAATCTCCCGGCTGGAGCTGGCCAGGGAACAGGCCAAGCTGCCGGGCACCGGTGACGGCAAGGAAGGCAGCCAGTCCCTCGCCAAGCTGGCGGAGCTGC